GGAAAAGGACGGGAAGTCAGCCCGTCCTAAGTGGCATATCTATTTTAGGATTATCAAGACGAACTCAGCTGATACCTATGAATCCTTAAAGAAGAGACTTCAGAAGATGTACCCTTTCTTTGACCCGGAGGCTCTGGGAGCTGCGAGGTTCATCTATGCAACGGAATCTGATGAGATTTATTGGAATAAAGGCAACATGACCATTGACCAGATATTCAATGATGCCGACTTTGACTCGGTGCGTGAGGGTTCCCGCAACAGCTCGCTTTCCAGGAAGGCCGCCAGTCTCCTTAAACGCTATGGTGACACAGACGAGGCGAGGGATTTATTCCTTAAGGCAAATGACGAGTGTGTTCCTCCATTAGAGAAGGAGGAGCTCAGGACCATCTGGAGAAGTGCCATCAAGTTTTATAACGAGAAGGTACTGACAGACCCGGCCTATGTTTCCCCGGAGAAATACGGTGATAACGAGTGGGATGACCCCATTCCTTTTGAGGAATATATTATGCCACCATTTCCGGTTGATGCACTGCCAAAGCCAATAGCAGACTATGTGCTGGCGGTATCGGAGAGTACGCAGACACCTCTTGATATGGCAGGTGTTCTGGCACTTCCCGCAATCGCTGTGTGCATACAGGGAAAATACTCTATTGCAGGCAAAGCTGACTGGATTGAACCACTTAACATTTATGCACTTGAGGTAGCACAGCCATCTGAGCGAAAGTCGGCAGTCATAAAACTTATGTGCAATGCCATCTGTCTTTATGAGATTGAGTACAACAGAGTTCATGCCGCAACTGTGGAGAAAAACAAATCCCGATTGAGAATGCTGCAGAAACAGCAGAAATCCATAGAGGACAGAATCGCCATGGGTAAAGCTACCATGGATGAACTGGAGAATGTAACCGAGGAGATTGCCAGCTTCAAGGAAATCAATCCTCTGCAGCTTTATGTAGATGATGTTACGACTGAAAAGCTGGTATCAATTCTGGCCAAAAACGATGGACATGCAGCCATCATATCAAGTGAGGGCGGCATTTTTGACACCTTGGCTGGTATCTATACAAAGACCGTAAATATTGATGTCATGCTTAAAGCATACTCCGGGGACACCATCAAGGTTGACCGCGTGGGCAGGGACAGTGAGTATGTCCTCAACCCAGCTCTTACAGTGATGCTGATGGCGCAGCCAAGTGTGGCATCGCAGGTGTTAGGCAATAAGAATTTCCAGGGGCGTGGTCTTACGGCCAGATTTCTTTACTGCATTCCAAGTTCAAGGCTGGGTGAGAGAAACATCAACAGTAAGACTGTCCCGGAGGATGTTAAAGCAAGATACGAGACACTCATTACCAACATGCTTGATGACCCTTACGGCAATAAAATCATCACACTTTCTGATGCCGCAAGGGAGTTATTCTATCAGTTTTCCATGAACCTTGAAGCTGACCTTCTTAAGGAATACACCGAGTTTTCTGCATGGGTAGGTAAGCTGGGCGGTACGACCTTGAGAATAGCTGGTCTTCTTTGCAGGGCAGAGAAGTATGTATGCCATGACTTTTGTGAGCAGTATGAAGGTGATCAGGTAGATGAGGATGTGCCATTGGTGGTAAGCAAAGCTACCATGAGCAGAGCCATAAGGCTGGCTAACTATTTTCTGGTATATGCAAGGGTGGCTTTTTCAGCAATGCCTGAGGAACAGATTAGGGAACAGGCAAAAGTAATATTGGACAAGATTCGTGAAAAGAAGTTGGAACGTTTTACCCGTAGGGATATGATGCGTTACTGTTCCAGATTTAAGCGTACAGAGGTCATCCAGCCAATTCTGAATTTCCTTGATGATTACGGATATATTCGCCAGGAACCAATAACAGTCAAGTATTATGGTCGTCCACCATTACCATCTTATTTAGTCAACCCTAAGGTGTGACAATGGGCTTGTGTCAGTTTTTGTCTGGCTTGTGCAAGGCATGATTTTGACACTTCATACCGCATCAATTCTGTGATGTCTGATTATTGTCATTTTGTCGCTTATAGAGAATATAAAAACCCTTTTTTAAATATATATATATTTACTAATTTTCTAGATATTAAGATATCGGAAAATTTATATATTCGCTGGACTATGGGTGCCAAAATGACTAAATCAGGCTTTAAAACACTGATGTCGGAGCTTAAGGCCACTTTTTTGAAACCAAGACAGCCTTTGACAGAAGCCTGTTTTTTCGTGACAAAACTATAAATTGAGGTGATTTAGGTGCTTGAAAAGCAGATTGAACGGAACCTTTGTGATGAAGTTAAGAATAAAAATGGTATGTGCTTAAAGCAGACTGGACTGGCTGGTATTCCAGACAGACTGGTGCTTCTCCCGGATGGCAAGTGTGCCTTTGTGGAGCTTAAGGCTCCCGGGGAAAAGCCAAGAAAACTGCAGCAGATAAGAATGAAACAGCTTAAGAAGCTGGGCTTCAAGTGTTATGTGATTGATGGAGTGGAGCAGATTAAGCCGATGCTGGAGGTGATAGCCGATGGAGTTTAAACCGCATGGCTATCAGCAATATGCCATCGACTTTGTGGAAAACAATGAAATATCCTGCCTGTTGCTTGATATGGGCTTGGGCAAGACAGCAATAACCCTCACAGCATTAAAGGATTTGCTGGATAAAGGAATAGTGAAGCGTGTTCTTGTAATAGCACCACTAAGAGTTGCACGGGATACATGGCCAGCAGAGATAAAGAAATGGGATCATATACGCGGGCTCCGACACACTGTTGCTGTTGGCAGCACCAAGGAAAGACTGGCAGCCATTAATGACAGCTCCGCCCAGATAGTTATCATCAACAGGGAGAATGTTGATTGGCTGGTAAAACACTGCGATTGGAACTTTGATATGGTGGTCATAGATGAGCTTAGTTCCTTTAAGAACCATAGAAGCAAGCGGTTCAAGGCAATGTGCAAGATAAGACCATTTGTAAGCAGGATTGTAGGCCTTACCGGAACACCTTCTAGTAACGGACTGATGGACCTTTGGGCGCAGTTCAAGATATTGGATTATGGAAAGAGATTGGGGCGCTTCATCGGAAATTACCGTGAGTGGTATTTCCGCCCGGACAAGATGAACGGGTATATAGTGTATTCTTACAAGCCACTTCCATTTGCTGAAAAGGAAATCTATGAGAAAATCTCGGACATCACCATATCAATGTCAGCCATTGACCATCTTGATATGCCTGAACTCATCACAAATGAGATTGAAGTGGAGATGAGTCCAAAGGAACGAGCCAAATATGATGAACTCAAAGATGAGATGGTGATGGAACTCCCGGACGGTGCAATTACTGCCGCCAATGCCGCAAGTCTTACCAACAAGCTGTGTCAGATGTCCAATGGCAGGATCTATGATGAGAGTAAGAATGTGGTGAAAATCCACGACCGCAAGCTGGATGCCCTTGAAGACATTATCGAGTCAGCCAACGGTCAGCCACTTCTCATCGCATATTGGTTTAAGCACGACCTTGAAGCAATCAGCAGTCGGTTCAAGGTAAGGGAGATAAAGACCAGTGCTGATATTGCTGACTGGAATGAAGGTAAAATCCCTGTGGCTGTTATCCATCCCGCATCTGCTGGTCACGGCCTGAACCTTCAGGCAGGAGGAAACACACTGGTCTGGTATGGGCTTACGTGGTCATTGGAACTCTACCAGCAGACCAATGCACGACTTTGGAGACAGGGACAGTCAGCAGGTACTGTTGTTATCCAGCACATCATCTGCAAGGACACAGTTGATGGCAGAATCCTCAAGGCCCTTAAGGATAAGGACACAACACAGTCAGCACTCATTGATGCTGTTAAGGCGGTGATATAGATGTGTGAGAGTGGTGTTCTTAACCTCGTGCAGAGATGTCAGATACGAGAAGGAATCATACGAAAAGGATAAGCTGGAGGAGTTTTTCCTTTCCAAATGGTTCAGTGACCTCACTGGGCTTGATGGAGAGATGGTTCTTGGAAGACTTAAGGCAGGTGACTAATTTGACAGCAATAGAGTTATTTAATAAAGCAAGAATGCTGAACATGGAGATTAATGCACTTATTGAAGAAACACAGTCAATAAGAGATATGGCCACAAGTGTTACGTCAACGATAAATGACATGCCCGGAGCTCCATTAAAGAACAACGATAAGTTTCAGGAGCAACTGGTATCCTTGGTAGATTACGAGTACAAGATTAATTCAAAGATTGATGAACTGGTCAAACTTAAAACTGAGATAATCAGCATCATCAATAAGCTGCCAAAGATGGAACATCGTATTGTTTTAATCAAGCGTTATCTGCAAAGAAAGAGATGGGAGCATATTGCAGTTGAAATGGAGTACGAGGAGCGTCAGGTGAGGAGGTTTAAAACCGAAGCATTAAATCTCGCTGACCAAATCTTGTCCGAAAATGTCCGAGAATGTCCGACGGGTAGTGTGATATAGTATAAACTAGAGAAAGTAAGATAAGACGAGCCATCAGGGAGCAATCCTTGGTGGCTTTTCTATTGGAGTGATTAGTATGCCAAGGAAGCCAATGAAGCCTTGCAAGCACCCCAGTTGTCCTAAGCTGACTGACGGGAGCTACTGCAAGGAGCATGAAAAACAATATAGCAATGCTTATGAAAAGTATGAAAGAGGCAACCTTCATGATGAGAGGTATGGTTATCAGTGGAGAAAGATAAGAAAGGCTTATGCAGACAGCCATCCTGTTTGTGAGATGTGTCTTTTTGAACATAGAACATCACCGATTGAGGAAGTGCATCACATTTATCCTTTGGACTGGGGTGGAACGAATGACCAGTTAAACTTGCTTGGCCTTTGCAAGCCTTGTCACAGCAGGATAACAGTCCTTATGGGTGATAGGTGGAACAAGCATAAAGAGTATACATATTGAGGGGGAGGGGCGGTCATATTCTCAAACGATAGACACATGTCCACCGGGGGAGTCCCCTCGCGCAGAAAAAGTGCGATTTCAGAAGGGTAAAAGGAAGGAGTGTTCGGTTTGCCGACAAAATCAAATAATATTGGAGGCCGTGGCGGTGCTAGGCCGGGTGCCGGGAGGAAGAAAAAGGCACTAGCGGACAAGGTGGCCACAGGCAATCCAGGCGGCAGACCGTTAGTTGTGCTGGATATCCCGGATATGCCTGAACCGGTGGAATTGGAAGGTGCAGATATGCCACAGCCTAGAGAATTCCTCTCCGCCCAACAGCGTGATGGAAGTGAGCTGCAGGCAGAGGAGATTTATACCGAGACTTGGAACTGGCTGAAGCGTCTAAATATGCACACCAAGGTAAGTAAGCAGATGCTTGAGCGTTATGCTATGTGCTCAGCACGTTGGATTCAGTGTGAGGAGCTGACAAGCCGTATGGGGATGCTCAGCAAACACCCAACTTCCGGCAAGCCGATAACCTCACCGTTTATAAATATCGGTATTAACTATATGAATCAGGCCAACAGGCTGTGGAATGAGATATTCCAGATTGTAAAAGAGAACTGCGTTACCGGCTATGAGGGAGATACACCGTCTGATGATCTGATGGAGCGTCTACTTAGGGCGAGGGAACGGAAATGATGCGGAGGATGAATATGGGAGAATTGAAATACGAGCTGGTCGATGTTGACCAGCTTATTCCTTATGTGAATAATGCCAGAACACACTCATCTGAGCAGGTGACAAAGCTGGCAAGTGCTATCAAAGAGTTTGGTTTTATCAATCCAGTAATAACAGATGGGGAAAATGGGATATTGGCAGGACATGGCAGAATTGCCGCCGCTAAACAGTTGGGGCTAAAACAGGTACCATGTGTCTCTGCTGCTTATCTTACTGAAGCACAGAAGAAAGCATATATTCTAGCTGACAACAGATTGTCTCTGGATGCTGGCTGGGATGATGAGCTATTAAAGATTGAGATTGAGGCCCTTGAAAGTGAGGGCTTCGATATTGGTCTCACAGGCTTTGACGAAAAGGAGCTGGCTGACCTCTTTGGCACAGATGATAAAGACCCTGAGGAAGATGAATTTGATGTAAATGCTGCTCTTGACGCAGCTGCCTTTGTTGAGCCAGGAGATCTTTGGCTCCTGGGAGAACACCGCCTGTTGTGTGGTGATTCCACAAATCCAAAAGATGTAGCTACACTTATGAACGGCCAGAAGGCAAATGTGTGTATCACGGACCCGCCTTATAACTGTGCTTATAAAGGCGGTACCGGCATGACCATCATGAATGACAAGTGGAGTGATGGAGAAGCCTTCTATCACTTCCTGTTGGACGCATTTAAGAATGCTTATAACAGCCTTGTGGATGGCGGTGCATTTTACGCATTCCATTCGGATGCAGAGAAATGTAACTTCTTTAATGCTTCTGTGGATGCCGGTTTCCACTATTCCACGACCTGCATTTGGGTGAAGAACGCTCTGGTTATTGGGAGAATGGATTATCAGATGCGGCATGAGCCCGTGCTTTATGCCTTTAAGGACACGGCTAAGCATAAATTCTACGGTGACCGTAAGCAGACTACGGTCTGGGAATTTGATAAGCCGACAAAATCCAAGCTCCATCCAACCCAGAAACCATTAC